AAGCTAACCAAGCCAAAGCACAAGCTGACATTCAGTTGAAGCAACAGCAACAACAGATTGACATGGAGATGGCACAACAGAAGGCTGCTCTTGAGATGCAATTGATGCGTGAGAAAGAAGCTGCTAAGTTGATGCTTGAGCGTGAGAAACAACAGGCTTACTTTGCTATGAAGCAACAAGAGTTTGAAGCAGAAGCACAATTGAAAGCAATGAAAATTGGTGCTGGCATTACATCTAACGTAGAGATTAAGGGTTAATCATGGCTTATACACAGGAACAAATTAACGCTGCCCTTGTAGCTGAATTAGCTGCTCGTCCTAATACTCCACAAGCTGACTTGGCTGCTTATGCTAAAGCTACTTATGGTCTGACAGATGCACAAATTGCTAATGCTTACTCTGCTTTAAATCAAAGCAACCAATCTGTAACTGACAACACTACTGTTGATACAAATACTGCTAATAACAACTATGCTGCTGGCGCAGTAGTCAATGCAGATGGTTCTGTAAAGGTAGGCGATAAACTGTATTCAGCAACTGACGCTGCTTTATATGATGCCTATCGTGCTGGAAACATGGCTGAAGTTAATCGTCTGTTGGCTGCTAACAAGCTAACAGGTGCAGATGTTAAATCTACATTTGGCTTATCTGATGCTGATATAGCTTGGATAACAAACAATGCAGGTGGTCAGTTTTATAACCAAGCACCAATTAAAAAAACAGGTATCAATGGTGTTATAGATACCATAACTGGTAATCCTCCAACACAAACAGCACCAGTTGGTCAATTTCGTGAGTTGTTCCCATCGTTTGCAGAATCTAAGCGTTTGGCAGGTCAAGTAGTTGCTAATCGTCCTACTACAGAACAAATCATCAGCATGATTAACTCTAATGCTGCTAGACCTGTTACTGTTGAAGGTGTAAATTACTCAGCACCAGAATCTGCTTTGTACAATGCTTATCGTGCTGGCAATATGCCTGAGTTCAACAGACTAACCCAAGCAAATCAACTTACAGCACCTGCTATGCAGTCTAAGTTTGGTTTGTCTGATGCTGATATGGCTTACATTACTAATACAGCAGGTGGAGTTTTTTATAACCCAACTGGAACACAACAAACTGCTGCACCATCATTAAACAATGTGTTAAGCATGATTTCTAAGTGATAAAGCCATGAACTACGAACAACTGCGTGGGATTGTTGGTGGAGATAATCCACAGAGTGCGTCTTATCAAGACATTATTTCTGCTGTTCAAAGCCAATATGCGCCACAGTTGGGCTTTTTACCTACAAAGTCATTGCTAGACACATTGGGTGAGCAGTTGCCAGAACAACGTGGAATTGCTTATGGCTCATTGCTACAAGCGCAACCTAGAAAATTGCCTACACCCATGAAGGCAGTAACTCCTGATGGAATGGCTAGTGTTGACTCTGGTGTTATCAAGACAGGCGCAGAGACAGCCAACACAGGTTTAGGTGGTGGCAGAGACTTGTCTGGTACGCTTATCTATAACAACGACTTCTCAAATACTGGAACAGGTGGTTTGTCAGGAGTTGCAGGTGGTGGTAGCAATGTTGCTGCTACTGGTGCTGTGATGAGTGGTCTAGGCATATTGGCAGGTAACTCAGATTTAGCTAAAGTTGGTGGATTAACAAACATTGCTGGTCAACTGCTTAACGCTGGTAGCGCAGAGGATGTATTAAATACTCTTGGCAATGTAGCAATTGGTTTAAGTGGTAACGCTGGTACTGTTGGTAGCGTAGTAGGTGGATTGACTGATAACACATCATTGTTGGCTAACAGTCTGCTGTCTTTGACTAGCCCACAACTGTCTGCATTGAATACGATTTCTAATGCTCTTACAGGTTACAGCTTTGGTGATGTTGTTAATGGTTTGCTAAACACTCCAGAGGGAACAGTTGACCAATATGGTTTGTTAGGTGCTGCTAACATAGCAAGAACTGATGACGCAAGCCGAAAGGCTGCTGGTGTTGCTTATGATAATTTGGCTGTCAATGACTTACGAGTTCTAGCTGAACTTGGTGACCAAGAAGCTAAATCAACATTATTGGCTATGGCTGGTAGTGGCGGTTCAACCTATAACCCGATTGCTGACTTAGGTACTGCCAGAGGTAACAGTTACTTTAACTTGTTCACACCTGTTGCTGGTGGGGGTGGCGGTAAAGCTAACATAGACTTGAATAGGACTATCCTTGAATTCTAATGACAAATCAGTTTTGGCTCAATGGGCTAAAAACTTACTGAATGATGACTTTTTCAAAGAAGTATTAGATAATTTGAAAAAAGAACAAATTAGTGTAATAATTAACACAAGTGCAGAAGAATCTGATAGGCGTGAAGACGCTTATAGGCACATTAAGACTTTAGAACTAATTACAGGACACCTTGAAGGTTTAGCCTCGGAAACTGTGATTAGAGAGAAGAAATGGAAAATTCTGTAAGGGAAACCTTACCCTCTGTCTAGAAGGTGTCTAGCGATTTTTGAGATGACAAATGGAAAACACCAACCCACAAGGGAGTGAAAGCCTAAATGTAAACCAAGCCGCTTCAGCGTTTGAGGGACTGATGGGTGATTCTGAAGAAGCTGAAAACAGCCAATCTGAGGAACATTCAGAAGAACTACAAGCGTCTGATGAAGTTGAGTATTCTGAGGAGGAATCCGAAGAAGAACAACCAAAGCCTAGATATAAAGTCAAGGCATCTGGTGAGGAAGTTGAGGTAGAACTTGACGAACTTATCAAAGGTTATCAACAAGGTACTGATTACACTAAAAAGTCTCAGGCTTTAGCTGAACAACGCAAAGCTGTAGAAGCAGAGCGTATTCACTTAGAGCAGGTGAAACAAGAACGACAGGCATATGCCCAGAAGTTGCAAGCGTTGGATAGCTTCCTTACGCAGCAAAATCAGGGTGTGGACTTAGATGTTCTAAAGGAAACAGACCCTATCGGTTATGCGGTAGCGGTAGCTGAACAGAATCAGCGTGAGAAGCAGTTGGCAGTAGTAAGGCAAGAACAGCAACGCATTGCACAACAGCAACAAGCCGAGCATCAAGCCTCTTTGCAAAACCATCTCCGACAAGAATCTGAAAAGCTAGTTGGTCTGATTCCTGAGTTGGCTACTCCGCAGGGCGATGCAATCCGAAAGCAAATTCGAGATTATGCGAGGTCTGTAGGATGGACTGACCAAGAACTCAGTTCTGTATATGACAGTCGGGCTGTGGTGAGTTTGTATAAAGCAATGAAGTATGAGCAACTTCAAAAGAGCAAACCTGAGTTAACCAAGAAACTACAGGCTGCCCCTAAGATGATGCGTTCTGGGACTTCTGCGCCTCCTACAAAATCGTCACAAGATAAACAGGTAATGCAAAGGTTGCGTGAAACTGGCAAAGTCCAAGACGCAGCAAAAGCATTTGAACGATTCTTTTAAATTTGGAGTATTAACATGGCTACATATCAAACCTATACCGCTATCGGTATGCGAGAAGACCTTTCGGATGTTATCTATAACATCAGCCCCACAGACACACCTTTCATGTCTTCCATTGGCAAAACAAAGGCTACTGCTGTTTATCACGAATGGCAAACAGATAGTCTTGCCGCCAGCGTTTTGACGAACTACGCAGTTGAAGGGGCCACAGCGTCTGACGCTACTATGTCTCCAACAACTCGTGTTGGTAACCGCACTCAGATTGCACAGAAAACAATCAAGATTTCTGGCACTTTGCAGAGCGTGGACAAAGCTGGCCGCAAGTCAGAAAAAGCCTATCAACTGGCGAAAGCATCGGCCGAAATTAAGCGAGACATGGAAACATCATTGTTGAGCAACCAGATTGCCGCCAATGGTGACTCCACTACTGCTCGTAAATTGGGTGGTCTGCAAGCATGGTTGAACAGCAACTATGATGGTGGTACTGATGGTGTTGCTGGTAACTTGGGTACAACTGCTCGTACCAACGGCACAAACCGCACTTTTACAGAAGACATTTTGAAAGTTGTCATTAAAGAAGTTTACGCTTCTGGTGGCAATCCTAAAGTGTTGATGGTCAACCCTGCACACAAGCAAGTAGTTTCTGCTTTCGCTGGTATCGCTGCACAGCGTTTCATGGCCCCATCAAACAGCCCTACCACAATCGTGGCCGCGGCCGATGTTTATATGAGCGACTTCGGTACAATTTCTGTTGTTCCCAACCGCTTTATGACTTCTACCAACTCATGCGATGAGACAGCGTTTATCATTGACCCAGACATGGCTGCTATCGCTTACTTGCGTCCTTTCCAGACCAACGAGTTGGCTGTGACTGGTGACAATGAGTCTACACAGTTGTTGGCTGAGTACACCTTGGAAGTTAAAAACCAAGCTGCTCACGGCATCATTGCTGACTTGACACCTTAATCTAAGGTAACTCCGAAAAATGCCTCAGACTTAACCCTCTGGGGCATTTTCTTTTTTAATCAAACTGATAGAATCAGGTTATGGAAAAGATTAGAGAAACTGCTGTTCATGCCGATGGTGAAGGTGGCATCATCATTCAAACTCGTCAAGATGTTTCTGCCATTGTTGAGCAGAACAAAAAGGAATATAACTCCTTTGATGAGCGAGCAAGATGGTCTGACAACTTGTTCGGCAATAAGGTTGCGTCTATCCCATTAACTGTTATTGATGACCTTAACAAACAAGGCATCATGCGTGGTTATGCTGTGCTTGATGAGAAGCGTTTTGCTGCTTTTCTGAATGACCCATTGAATCGTGCATGGCGCACTAGAACAGGAGTTGTATGAGTTTTACTACCTATGCTGAACTACAGACAACTATCGCAGGATACTTGGCTCGTTCAGACCTAACAACTCAAATCCCAGATTTCATTCGTTTGGCAGAAGTACGCTTGCGTAGAGACTTGCGTATTCGCCAGATGTTGTCAACTACAACGCTGACCTGCACATCAGGTACAGCAACAGTTAATATCCCATCTGACTTCTTGGAAGTAAAAGATTTTGTAGTTGCTGGTAATCCAGTAATGCCATTGAACTATGAATCTCCATCTTTGTTCTCTCGTAACTCACGAAGCATGGATGCAGGTAAGCCATTAAATTACACAGTATTGGCAACTACATTCAAGTTAGCACCTATTCCTGATGGCAACTATGAATTGAGTTTGGTGTACTCTATTGCGCCTCCTTTCTTGAGTGATAGCAATACATCAAATACATTCTTGACTGTGTGTCCTGATTTGCTTTTGTATGCGTCTTTGCTAGAAGCAGAGCCTTACCTGATGAATGATGCTCGTGTTAACACATGGGGAACTATGTTTGACAGGGCTATGAATTCGTTGACTCGTTCTGATGAGAAGGGTCAATTCTCTGGCGTTCCTTTGGCAATGCAAACAACATATATCTGATATGCCTACACAAAGAATACAACTTGGTGAGTGGATGCCTGACCAGTCAGGTATTTCTGGCGTATTGACAGACGCTAAGAATGTAGTTTCTCAGGCTATCGGGTACGGCCCTTTCCCGAGTGCTGTAGCCTTTTCTGGTACTGCTGCGGAAGAACTATTCACCTTATACGCTGCCAAGAATCCAGACTCAACCACTCAGTTGTTTACATCTGGCAACACTAAGATTTATACAGTTGATGGTGTTGGCGCATTGACTCTGGTTAAGTCAGGCATGACTACTGGCATTAACGATAAGGTTCGTTTTACTCAGTTTGGCAAGGTTGTCATCACAACAAACAATGCTGACAAGTTGCAAGCATGGACGCTAGGAACATCAACTTCATTTGCTGACTTGGACGCTTCTGCACCTGTTGCTAAGTACATTACTGTGGTGCGTGACTTTGTAGTTGTTGCTAACACTTATGAGAGTGGCGCACAGCAACAATATCGTGTTCGCTGGTCTGCAATCAATGATGAAACAGATTGGACAGAGGATGTAAACACTCAGTCTGACTATCAAGATATTCCTGATGGTGGTCAAATTGTAGGTATTCGTGGTGGTGAGTTTGGCTTGGTCTTCTTAGAAAGAGCCATTAGCCGAATGACCTATGTTGGTACACCATTCATTTTCCAGTTTGACAATATCTCTCGTAACAAGGGTTGTATGGTTGCTGGCTCAATTGCTCAGTACCAAGGTATCACATTCTTCTTATCTGACGATGGTTTCTATTTATGCGATGGTCAAACGATTCAACCAATTGGAAGTGAAAAGGTTGACCGATTCTTTATTGAGGACGCTTCAGAATCTGATTATGGTTCTATGTCTGCTGCTGTTGACCCTGTTCGCAAGTTGGTTATATGGAACTATGTTGCTATCGATGGAAATCGTAAACTGATTATTTACAACTTTGCAACGAAGAAGTGGACATATGCAGATGCAGGTACAGACTATTTGTCTGAAGCCTCTACAGCGTCTGTAACTCTTGAGCAGTTGGATAGCATTAACTCATCTATTGACGCATTGACAACAAGCCTTGACTCTCGTTTGTATGTTGGCGGTAAATACTTCCTTGGCGGTACGCTAGGCGCAAAGGTTTACACATACACAGGCGCAAACCTTACAGGTCAGATTTCTACTGGCGACATTGACTTAGGTGGTGTTTCTGTAGTGACATTGGCTCGTCCACAAGTTGACAATGGTTCAGCGACTATTGCGGTAGCTTCTCGTGCTTTGTTAAGCCAGAGTGTTAATTATGGTACAGCAGTAGCAGCAGACTCAGAGAACAGGGTTTCTTTGCGTAGTTCTGGTAGATACCACAGACTCCAGTTAGTTCCAACTGGTGCAGACTGGAAAAACGCTGTAGCTATTGATGTGGATGTTGTTGGTCAAGGGGTTCGCTGATGTTTAGAAGCCTACCTGCTTTCGGTGGTGACCAACGAGCCGTGGCAGAGGTGGTTCGTGGCATCATGGATGGCAAGACCAATAACACAGGAACGATTACTCTAGCGACTGGTGGTGCAACTACTACCACTTTGACAGACCGAAGGATAGGCCCAGATAGCGTAATCCTATTTGCGCCAGCCTCTGCTGCTGCTTTTGCTGATTCTGCGCCTTATGGTGCGTTCCAAGATGGAACAGACCAAACTGTAGCTAATACAACGACTGCATATCCTATTACTTTTGATACAACAGACTTCTCTAATGGAGTTACTTTATCAAACAGTTCTAGGTTAAATGTAAAAGTTGCAGGTATGTATAACATACAGTTTTCTGTTCAACTGAAAAACACAACAAATGACTCGCAAGATGTGGACATTTGGTTTAGAAAGAATGGAACAGATATAGCTGCATCAAATAGCAAATTTGGTTTAGCACCAAGAAAAGCATCTGGTGACCCATTTCACTTAATTGGGGCAATGAACTTTTACGCAGATTTGGCAGCCAATGACTATATTCAGTTGATGTGGAGAGCATCAGATACAGGTGCAATGATTGAACACTACGCTGCTGGAACAAGCCCTACAAGACCAATTACACCATCTGTAATAGCGACTGTTAACTTAGTGTCACTTGCTGCCTCAACAAACATCTACGCTAGTTCACAGGGACAAGGTACGGCAACGATTACCCACTTTGCAAATTCAACGGCTAATAAGACCTATAGATATGCAATTATTGGTTGATTTTAATAATTTATGTATAATGGATTCTGTGGATGACCCATCTTGGAATCCGAACTTTTAGGAGTAAAAGATGGCTACTACTACCACATCAACAGTTGCACCAGAAATAGCACCATATCTGACATATGGTCTGCAACAGGCATCGAATCTGTATCAGGGCGGTGGCCCACAATACTACACAGGTGAAACCTTTGTAGCACCCTCCCAGACTACACAAGCTGGTCTTCAAGCCCTAGAAACTCGTGCGTTAGCTGGTAACCCTTTAACTGGTCTTGCTCAACAGCAATTGCAGGGTACTTTGGGTGGTGCTTACTTGGGTGGCAATCCATTCTTCCAAGGTGCGTTTGCCCCTGCTGCTCAAGCTGCTCAACAGCAGTTTCAAAGCACACTAGGCGACATTGGCTCTAAAGCAAGCCTAGCAGGGCGTTATGGCTCTGGTGCTATGGGTAACCTACAGAATCGTGCTGCTGGTCAATATGCACAAGCATTGACTAACACAGCAGGTCAGTTGGCTTACCAGAACTACGAGCAAGAACGAGCAAGACAACAGCAAGCTATCGGTGCTGCGCCTCAGTTGGCTGCTGCTGATTACCAAGACATTAACCAGTTGTTGCAAGCTGGTCAGTTGCGTGAAGGCTATCAAGGTCAACAGTTGGGCGCTGACATTCAGCGTTTCAACTTCTTGCAAAACCAACCACAACAGAACTTGCAGAACTATATGTCATTGGTATATGGCAACCCATTAGGACGAGTAGGACAGACTACAGCGTCAGGTGCTGCTGACACTTCTACCTTGCAGAAGGTATTGGGTACTGCTGCTACTGGTGCTGCTGTCTATAAGAATCTAGGCTCACCTAACCTTAGTTGGTTGAATCCATTTGGTTCTACACCAACAAACACAAGTTGGATGGGTACTATTGACCCTAATATGCAACCATTTGGGCAACAATCCTTTAACGGCATCATTTACGATTGATAAATTATGGCTGGACTATTAGACATTTTCGGTACTAGCGGTGCAGACACAATGGGTCTGTTGGGTATGTCACAAGCTGACATTGCTCGTAATCGTGAAGACGCACAAGCACAAGCCTTGTATGCCCTAGCAGGACGCTTGTTCCAAGGTGGCAACACAGGTCAATCTATCGTTGAGGGATTGCAACAAGGTCAGAAAGCCTATAAAGGCGGTATGCAAGAGACATTGCAAGGTCAATTGCAGAATGTCCAGTTGGCTGACATGATTCGTAAGCGTAAGTTAGAGCAAGAAGCATTGGCTGAACAAAAGCGTATTCAGACTGTGTTGGCTCAAGGTCTTACTCCAGAAGTTATGGCAAGACCTGCTCAGATGGTTGAGGAAGAAGGCAGATACATTGGTGAGACACCTGCTGTAGAAGGTAGGGCTGCTGGCTTTGACTTAGCTCGTATTGCGCCACAACTGATGGGAACAGCAGAAGGACGTAAGACTTTATCTGAATTGGTTGCTGCTCAGAAAGCAATGGCTGGTGAAACAACTTCATTGGCTGAAGGCGCAAAACTTATTCGTGTTAATCCTCTTACTGGAAAAGTTGAAACTGTTGCTGAAGGCGCACCAAAAGAAAACCTAACATCAACTTATAAAGACTTTCAACAAGCTGTAAAAGAAGGTTACCAAGGTAACTTCATGCAGTATCAGAAAGATTTGAAAAATGCTGGCGCACCTAAATTTGCTATTGATTTAAAAGACCCAACAGCAGTAGCTAAAGCCCAATTGGAAACAATGAACAAATGGGAAGCCTATTTAAAGAACTCTGGTGATGATGTTGTTTCTAATCGTTTGGGTGCTTTTAATGATGCTTACAAGCAAGCTAAAAAAGGCAATACAAGTGGCGATGGTGCGATGCTATATAACATTGCAAAGATTTATGACTCGTCTGGTGCTGTTCAAGCAAACGACATAAATGCCATTATTGGTAGTCGTTCAATTCCAACACAAATTACATTGTTGGCACAAAAGTTTAAAGCTGGTGGAACATTTACACCAGAAGAACGAGAGAATCTGAAAAAGATTGCTACTGGTGTTGCAACTGAAAGACAAAAACAATTGCTTCCATCTTTAAATGCTTACAAAGATATAAACGCTACTTTGCAAGGAAAAGAAACCGCAATTGTTAATCCTTATGAGCGTGTTCTGCAAGAGTCTAAAAGCGTAGAAGAAATTTTAGGCTTTAGTCGCCCAAGAGGAGGTCGATAAAATGGATGAGAATCAACGAATCCAAGAAGCAATAGACGCTGGTTATAGTGTTGCTGAAATTCGTGCAGCATATTTGGCTAATGGAAAAGAACTTCCAACATCTTTGCAAATTTCAAAAGAAGAAACTGCTGGAAAAGAGTTATCAAAAGGTACTCGTCTTGGAATGACTGCCCTGCAAGGGCCTACCCTTGGCTTTGCTGACGAACTAGCAGGTCTTGTAGGTGGTGGTGCTGCTTTGGTTCGTGGAGAATCTCCATCTAAAGGTTACCAACAAGCACGAGACATTTATCGTTCTGGTGTTGAAAGCTATAAAGAAGAACAACCTATCGGTGCTGCTGTATCTCAGGGTGTTGCATCTTTGCCATTGGGTATGTTGAACATTGGACGAAACATTGCCCCGAATGTTGGCCCTGTCCTGCGTTCTGCTGCATCTGGTCTAGGCTTTGGCATTGTTGGTGGTGCTGGTGAGGCTAAAGAGATTGAGGATGTTCCAGTAGAAGCTGCTAAAACAGGTGCTACAAGTGCTGTTCTTGGTGCTGGTACTGAACTAGGCATGAAGGCTGTTCGTCCTGTTAAACAGGCTATTTCAAGTCAAGCACAGCGTATAGTCCCAGAGTCGGTTCGTGATTACTTTGGTACATCATCTGTTGACTTGGCTCGTAGGCGTGTGGCACAAGCAATGTTGCGTGATGGTGCTACGACAGACCAAGTTGCTGCTCGTATGGCAAAGCTAGGTGATGATGCTATTTTGGCTGAATCATCTGGGTATAACACTCGTGATTTGTTGGATACGATGGCTACGTTGCCAGGCCGTACCAAGAACTACACAGAGCAATTCATTCGTAATCGTCAGTCACAGCTTGGCAAAAGAATCTCAGAAGAAGCACAAACTCAGTTGTCACCTACTGGCGCACGATTAGCTGATTCTGTTGAATCATTGATGACAAAGCGTGATGTAGAAGCTACTCCTTTGTATGAACAACTGAAGACTGTCAGCGTTACTCTTGATGATGACTTGAAGCAGATTCTTGATGCGTCTAAAAAGCTAGGCGCATTTGCTCGTGCTGAAAAGATTTCTACTGCTTTGCAAGAGCCTTTTTCATTGAAGGATGTAAAGAAGACTACTGACGCTTCAATGCCTGACTTGGATAAGATTAAGCGTGGTCTTGATGACCTTATCAATAGCAAGTCTGCTTTGAATGAGCGTGGTGACTTTAATGAATTTGGGCGTGCTGTTATTCAATTAAAGCAAAACCTTGTCAAGCGTCTTGATGACATGACAGCAGACCAAGAGACTGGTAAATCTTTGTATAAAAGCGCACGAGATGCGTATGCAGGCCCAAGCGCATTGATTAGTGCTGCCGAACTTGGACGCACAGTAATCAACAAACCAGCAGCTACTATTCGCACTCTTGTTAAAGACATGAGCGACTCAGAGTTGGAATCATTCCGAGTTGGTGCTTATGAGGGATTGCGTGATTTGGCTGGTACACAAACAGGTCAAACTCGTTTGCTCAATATGTGGAGAGAGCCAGCTACACAAGAGCGTTTGAAAGAGATTTTCCCAAGTGAGCGTTCATTCAGAGAGTTTGCTTCTACAGTAGCAGCAGAGGCTCGTAAGAAAGAGATTCAATCTGTTGGCAGAGGTTCTGGTACTGCTGGGCGTGAGGCTCGCATGGAGGATGTAAACCTTGAGAATCTCAAAGACACAGTAAATGTGGCTGCTGCTGCAAAGACAATGGACATTGGTTCTTTGGTCAATATGTTGTCAAACAACATGACAAGAACTGGAGTTCCAGAGCCTGTTCGTAATGAGATTGGTAGAATCTTGATGAGCAGAGCAACAAGTGGTGATGAGATTCGTATGTTGCGTAATGCAATGGAAAAAATGAAGCGAGAGCAACAAGTTCAATCATCAACTAGTGGTCTTATTGGTTCACAATTAACACCAGTAGCAGAGCCGTTTACAGCAGCATTGCGTTCACTTT